CATGCCTTCAAATAGACGAGCCATTCGTGAATACATCTTTTGATTATTACTCATAATTCGTAAATGCAAAATGATAGGGTCATTTGGGTTGGGAGCGGTGCTAGTAGAATATGCAAAATTTTTAAGCACCGACAATACTTCAGCAAACTTGACATAGTTGAAGGTATCCTTTACATAAAAGTTGTTTCCGAGAGAAGTCGCGACAACCGGTTCATTATCGATGGAATATATTTCAAAATCAAACCCGCGAACTCCTTGTTTAAGAAGATCTTTCAATACACATGTAGAAACTGCGTCGTTCTCATAGTAGCCAACACTACAAGCATTATAGGCTGTTTTGATATAATAATCTTTAAAGGTGTAGGTATAATTATTAGGAGTATCCTTGATTTTGCTTTGGTTCGTTGTAATGGAACTAATTTTGCCATTGAGAGATGCATAGATAGTATTAAACGATTTGCATCCATTGGCTTCTAAATTGTTTACATAATCCCACCCCCAAATTGCAATAACTACTCCAATAGTAATTAATGCAACTACAATAGTATAAAATATCGAGTCGTCCATATCTGTTATAAATATATATTATATTATCAAAAATAAAAGAGTTAAATAATATTATTATATATTAATAACGACATGGCCGGAGGATTATTATCACTTATTAGTGAAGGACAACAATCCATTTTATTGTATGGAAATCCCTCAAAAACTTTCTTCAGGAGTACATATTCTAAAATAACTAATTTTGGAATGCAAAAATTTCGTGTAGATTATGAAGGCGCGCGAACATTGCAATTAACCGATGAATCCACGTTTACATTCAAGATACCTAGATATGCCGATTTATTGATGGATACCTACATCTCAATAGATATGCCTAATATTTGGTCGCCGATTTATCCGCCGACCCCTGAGACTGGAAATAAATGGGCGCCGTATGAATTCAAATGGATAGATAATCTAGGTGCAAAAATGATAAGCAGTGTATCTATTACATGTGGTAATCAAAAACTACAAGAATTTTCAGGAGACTATTTGTTGGCACAAATTGAGCGTGATTTAAATGGAACAAAGCGTTTATTATTCAATGCTATGAGCGGTTCAGATGAATCTATGACAAACCCAGGCAATAGTGGTTCACGTGTAAATTCGTATCCAAACGCGTTTTATACCGCGTCAAATTCAGGACCCGAACCATCTATTCGTGGGCGCACCATTTACATTCCGTTGAATGCATGGTTTTGCAGTAAAACCCAGCGCGCGTTTCCACTCATTGCATTGCAATACAATGAATTGCATATTCATATAACCTTTCGTCCGATTAATCAGTTGTTTACTATTCGCGACGTGTTCGATCCATTTTACAATTATCCGTATGTCGCGCCGAATTTCAATTTAGAACATATGCAAATGTATCGGTTCGTCCAACCCCCGCCGGATGTTTCCTTAGCTGCGCCGGCATACGTTGATAAACGTGCTGTATGGAATGCGGACATACACTTGAACTGCACGTATTGTTTTCTCTCAAATGACGAATCTAGATTGTTTGCGATGAACGAACAAAAGTATATATTTAAGCAAGTGCAGGAGTCTATTTTCTATAATGTGACTGGTCCCAACAAGGTTCAGCTTGATTCGCTTGGATTAGTCTCGGATTACTTGTTTTATTTCCAACGCAGCGACGCAAATTTGCGTAATGAATGGAGTAATTATACAAATTGGCCGTACAACTATTTGCCGTCTGATTTAACTTTAGCCCCGACAGACGGAACATATAATGTAACTGAATTAGACCCTAGTGGAAACCCCATTCTTGTGCCAATTGGTCCAGGTGTAAATCCCGATGGATTCCAAACAGGGCTGATGTTAACCGGTGATTATAATAGTCAAAACACACGTGCAATTTTACTGCAAATGGGTATTTTGTTTGATGGTGAGTACAGAGAGAACATGCAACCAGCCGGTGTGTATAATTATATTGAAAAGTTTACCCGTACACCTGGATATGCTCCACCTGGATTATATTGCTACAATTATAGCATGAATTCTGGTGCGTTATATAACGATAATCAGCCCGCAGGCGCAACGAATATGAACCGATTTAATACGATTGAACTGGAGTTTAACACGACGATTCCAGTGTTGGATCCACTTGCACAAGTTCTTACTATATGCGATCCCAACTCGGGTGAGATTATCGGCATCAACAAACCAACGTGGCGAATCTACGACTACAATTTCGACTTGCATTTTTTTGAAGAACGAATAAACATGATTTACTTTGTGGGCGGTAATTGCGGATTAATGTATGCAACATAAGCAACATATTTTAGTCAATATTCGTCGACCTGTAAAAATATTATATTGTATTATTATCTTTGAATAATATAATAACGAAGAATGAATCACCAAAATATTTTAATTGGAGCATATGTATGTTATGTTATTCTTCAAATGTATGTTGTGAAAAACTATATATTAGATTGGCAGTCATTAATAACAGGAAAAAATGTCGACCAAATGAAATATAATTTAGCTCATAAGTCTGAATTGGCGAATGCATTTACAAAAGAAGTCATATCTAGAATGAAAATGTTAGAACATATGACTTATGATGATTGGCTTAATTATAATAATAAACATCCAATAGTAAATCATGGAGGTTATGAATATGATATTTCCATCTTTGAAAGGTCTGTAAATGCCCTAGAAAATTATTTAAGTAATAGTCATTATACATTAAGAGCAAATAGAAATGTAGAACATTTAGGATTATCAAATGCAGATTTAATAAGACAAACAAATTATGCTTTTTTATTTAGTTTATTTCAACCAAACGTCGATTTTCTTGAAACTATTTTTAAAGGTCCAAAATATGAAGATAACAACAACATATACGCGCATTATACGATGGATTCTTCTACGTATCGTGCAGTAAAAACGAATGTTATTACTGGTGTTTGGAAAAAAGAAACAGGTAATGATAATGTTTTTGAAGGTGTTATATTAATTGAATATAGCTTAATAGACGTAGAAATACAATATTCAAATAAATATTTTGAGTTTATGGAAATGCCATTTATGGTAATGATAAGTATAGGAACTATATTAGCATCGCTACTTTTATACCACTCTTCAGGTCAAAATAATTTTTGGATGTCATTATTATTTTTATCCATCTTAAATATTTATATAACAACGTTTATAAATACAAGAGAAGGTGTGACTACGCTAGATGTAGAGAACAATAAAGTAAAAGATATAAATGATGGTATTTTAAGTATATCATTTTTGGCGGCAGTAAATATATATATATTGCAAACACTGAAAGAAATAAAAGACCATCGTAATTTACACAATGAATCTGCTTTCTTATTCACGTTGGCGCTAGTACTACTATTATTTTCATTGTATAAAAAATCAAATTATAATAAGATAGACGATATTCGCACACATAGAATAGAAAAACAATTAATGTATAACATGTCTATATTTGTCAATTTGTTTATTTTGTTCAACTACTTAGTCTATGTCGCGAGAGATGGGCGTATACTAAATGCTATTAGCGCGTATTTAAAACGCGCATTGTAATAATTTGTTGCAATAATTTATTGCAATAATTTGTTATGATATATCATGTTGAAATTATGATATATCATAGAGTGCTCTTGTTTATTGTAAATAAGCATTTGACGCAAGCGGTCCATTTTCCGTAAATTGACCGGATAAGCTGTATCTAGGGGGATAAGATGGGATATTTGCCAGGTTGGCTGGTGGTTTGTAAACTTCGTCATATAAGGATTCTCCTTGGTCAAATTGTGCTCTCCACATATTGACGCCAGTATTATAAGCTGGCGGTGGTGTAAATTTATCAGAAGGCTCAATTAATTTAGCGCGCGTTCCTACATCCGTAGTTAATTCTGAATAATTAGGAGTAAGATAAGAGTATTTTCCTGCATCATTGTCTCCTTCCACGTTATTTGTTTTTAAAAAGGTATTGGATAATTCACTTGTGCTTGGTTTACATCCAAAACAATCTATATCACTTAAGCATCTCTCTCCAGTAATGGAGCATTTACCATAAGGTCCGCACATATTTTTACAGCTATATGTTGTGTTAATCGGTAAATTTACTGTATGCGTCACAGCTTGGTCTGGGTTGGTTAAGCATTCCACGACATACTCCTTTGTTAGCAACAAATGCATCCATTTATTTATTCCAATAAACAATAATATGCTTATTAAGGCAAACATAATAAATACAGGCAGTTTCAACGGCTTCATATTATTTGGCATAGTGTGTTCTTATATAATATTAATATAATTATTTAAGATTTGGGTATTGTGTAGGTAATTTTTATATCAATTTAATATAACAATATATGGCACAAACAAATCAAGATAATCAACCTGAGGACTCGGCAATTGATCGAGCCAGAAATAAAGAGACCGCACAAAAAAAAGAGATTAATTGGTCTGGATTGGGTAAAGATGTGCTTAATTTCTTGTTAAAGTTAATTATCATATTTTTAATTGGTTCTAGAGTTGTTTTTGCATGTAAGGTAGCCCAGGCGAATATTTTACCAACCGATTTAGATTGTATGCCTTATACGCCAGCAGATAAGGATGAAGAATCGCCTAAATATGAAAGCACTACTCCTGAGGCAAATATAGATATTAGCTATGTTTATAATGCAGATCAAGAAGGGTACAAGGCATACGCAACCAAAATTGCATTTGAAATAAACGAGTTTTCAAGAAAGAGTTATTTGATTGATAAGATAAGAAATATTGAATACAACCCAAAGGTGGACCCAATGGTGAAATATTTGTGTGTTGTTATTCAGAGTCTATTTGTATTTTATTATGGAATAACGAACAGCTTATTTAATTTTATGAATAGCAATTTGAACGAATCGTTTATAATATTGATAGGTCCATACTTGTTGAAATATTTATCCATTTTTATTTATCCAGTAAGCATAGTGGTAAGCATTATTTTCTGTCTGCTAAATATTGGATGGCTTTTGAAATCAAA